TCATATTTCGTTCCGTTTCCTTCAACCTATAGAACCATTATAGCTGAACTAGGCGCAAAAGTAAAACGAATAAACTCTAATAGAATCAATGACTTACGTGAGGCTCTAGAACCTCCTCTAAAGGCTTTAGAGCGGTCCTTCCTTGACCCCCTATATGAGGGTCCCCGAGTAGAAAAGACCGCCCAGATAGACGAGGAGAAGGAATAGAGAAACGACCCATAGGCTGGGCTCCCTCATGCGAATTCCCGCCACGAGCCAGCCAGCGTTACCGATAAACGACGCAAGAATATTGTAAGGGTACAGATTGATGCTGGCAAGAATTGAACCAACAATCAAGAAGCCAGTTGAAATCCACTTCAACCAAAAATCAAAGTCCAGCTTCTTCATTTCGTATTCCTTCTTCCATTGCGTCAGCTAATTGGTGCATAGGAATAACTCTAACTTTGATTCCAACTTCATCAAGCATCATTTCAGCATGTTGAACTGAATAATGTTTGCCAGCACCTTTGCCAGTGAATGGCTTGTCTGGTCCAATAATTTCTTTGACACCAACCTGAATAAGTGCACGCGCGCAATCTGAACAGATACCTCTTGGTTCCCAATTCAGATATAGGCGTGAACCTTTTAGATTGATTCCATTACGAGCAGCATTGTAAACGGCATTACGTTCTGCGTGTTCAACCCACTGATACTTCTCTGGACGCTTCCAGCGATTTTTATTGTGTTCGTTGATGCCGCGCGGAAAGCCATTGAAGCCCATAGAGAGAACTGCGTTATCATCACCGACAATAACGCAGCCGACCTTTGTTGATGGGTCTTTGCTCTTCTGAGCAATAACAGTAGCCTGCATTATAAAGAGTTCATCCCAATTCATAATATAGTATCTACTTTATTGAAAATAGATCGAGATCGTAGCAACAATAAGAGCCAAACTGAGAATCAAAAAGATTCCCCATGCAGCCTTACGAACAAAAACATTATTCAACTTACTGTCTCTTTTCACATTCAAATAATCACCAAACATATTTCACCTTCACTTGATCGAGATTTTTCTAGGCTTCTGTTCTTCAGGGATCACATTCTCTAGTTTGACGGTAAGAATACCATCTGCTAGATCTGCTCCCTTTACCACTACGGTGTCAGATAGAACAAACTGACGAGAGAACTTGCGACCAGCAATACCCTTTGAAATGTAATTGCGATCATCCTCACCTTCTTTCTTTCCTGAGACTTTCAGTGAGTTTTTCTCTGTAGTAATTTCGATTTCATCTTTCTTGAATCCAGCAACAGCCAATTCAATAATGAAATTGTATTCGTCAGTCTTGATGACGTTTACAGGCGGGAAGGCAGTGGTTGTTGCGGTTAGTAGATGAGCAGCGTTGTCAAGGGCTGCAAACACATTCTCGAATCCAAGAGCGGATGGGAGAAGTCGATCATAGTTATAGACGTTGTGTGACGTTAGTGTCATTTTGTACTCCTTTAGTAAGCAAGTTTAGAAACGTAGACCCCAAACGGGCATCTACGTCTCTATTTATACAACTTACACAGTTCCTGTGGAGCCAAAACCACCATTTCTGTCAGAATGCGGAGTCGGCATTTCATATAAAATTACTAACTGGACGCCTTCGTTGACTACAACCTCAGCCTGAGCGATTCGTTCTTGATACGCAATAATTTGAGCAATTTTAGAAATATTCGTCATCAGTACAAATACTTCTTGCTGATAGTCTACGTCTACGACGCCTTCGGAATTAGCAAGAACTAAACCACGTTTGAGCGATAATCCAGAGCGTGGATGTAGACGGATCGAATACTGCTTGAGAGGCTCACTGTGATCCATAATGTCACCGAATGTCTCGATGCTTAAATGCTTTTCGATCTTCATAACAAGTCCAGTTGGGACTAGAAGTCGATCACCAGGATAGATGTATAGTCCACGATCATCTTCAACGAATCGTTCAACAGGGACATTGAACTCATCATATCCTTTGACGATCTTATTGGTCGGGCAATAATGCAGATCAAAGCAAGTTGACATCGATGTCCCAAACTTTGGAATCTGAACATCTTCACTCAAACGGTAAATACCCAAATCAATCATATAGTTTAAGCCTCTTTCTTTTTCCCAATAGTATACTTCGCAACTAACTGCCACTGATTCTTATCTTTGAACGGAAGAATCTTAATCTGGCTCAATGGTGCCACGTTATCCTTCGTCTTGTCTGGATCAACGAGTTTCACCAACCCCCACTCAGCCATGAGATTAGCAATAGTATTTCTGCGTGCCAGATCGTTATCCGAAATATTGCTCGGCTTACCATCCAGCTCAAATAGTTCCTTGAAGTGGACAATATAATACTTGCCTTGCTTATGCAGGATATGGCAAGACTGATACAGGATGTTATCATTCTTTGCTGCTACGCCGATTCGAGTTAGAGTTTCACGAACCTTTAAAAAATCATCCTGCTTCTCTAGCAGAACTTCAACTAATTTTTCGACCATTTCAATCACCCTTATATAATTGTTTTTTTATCGCGGTGATCTGAGCATCATCTAGTATCTTCAGGGCTTCATATGCTTTAGCATCGGAATATCCATAATACTCTTTAACAGCACTCAAATCATCATCAGCACCCCTTTTGAACCACTTTGAGTGGCGTCGTTTCTGGGCTCTAACAATATTTAGGAGAAAATCATATTTGAGTTTATTGTCAAGATTCGAAAAACGATTCATCTCGTTGGCGAGTAGAACCGTGTCTCTATGATACGAAAGCCCACGATTGACCATAAATGCTGGATATGATCTTTCGTCTGCATCCGTCAGGAGCGCATATTCTTTGGTCTCAAGAATACTGGGCAGGATTTCTTTGAATAAGTCAGCCATTGGCATCCTCCAAATACTTCACTAGCCTTTTAGCATATTCTAAATCGTCATTCATATTACCGAGCGCCAAATTACATTTATTGCAGATCCAACCACGAAATTCTCCAGTTTGATGATTATGATCTAATGACCAAACTCTATGTTTCTTTCTGCCTCTGTATTTTAAAGAACTTCGAATTTGTTCTTCATTTCTATTACATCCAGGGCATATATGATTGTCTGCAGGAAGCGGAGTTTCTCTCAACAATTTCTTACATTGTTGTGATGCCTTTCTATCACAATCTTTGCATGCTGATCGAAGTTTTTTACCGCCACTATCATTTCCGTAATTTGACACTGGCTGATATGTGTTGCATTTGTTACATTGTATTTGTTCTTCTTCTGTTACTTCGGTACAGTCAAAGAAATGTGTAACATTCATACAAACTTACATTCAGCCATCATTTCCGTCAGGCATGCAGTCAGGTTCAATTCCTGATCAGCACAGAATGCCGCCTGATACTGATAGCGAGCAAGAATGACAACTGCGTTTGGAATCGTTGACTTGTCTAGAATATCATACAAACTATCATAGATCTTACGATACAGACGCACAGGGTCATCATTGCCATAATCAGCAACCCACTTGCGCATTCCACTGAAGTTTTGTTCTTTCAGAGCCTTGACAAGTTCAGCAAGCGATACATCAGCCACATTCGCCAGAATGCCAGTATCGATCTTGCCACTGGCACTATAACGCTGCAGTTCATTCAGCACTCGACGAAAGTCGGGGAAATGCTTCTTGACAACTTCAGCAAGCACAGGTGCCTCATATGGAATGCCTTCTTCCTTGAGGATTGTGGCTGCGCGCTTCATGAACATCGAAGCCATCTTTGGCTTGTCTTCATTACGAATCTTGAATTCAATTACGGCACAACGACTGTGCAGTGGATCAATGAGCCGATTCTTGTAGTTACAAGTCATGATGAAAGTGCAGTTATGAGCAAACTCTTCCATCGCAGCACGCATGGCTGGCTGAGTTGAGTTTGGATTCAGATAGTCAGCCTCATCGATGATAATGACTTTCTTGGTGCCCATCAACGACATCGAAGATGCATAGTTCTTGATCTTCATTCGGAAGGTATCAATGCCAGACTCATCCGAACCGTTGACCATCAGGAAGTCACAACCAACTTCATCGCACAGTGCTTTTGCTACAGTCGTCTTACCAACACCTGCAGAGCCACAAAGAATGAGATGCGGGATCTCTTTGCGATCAACGTAACTCTGGAATGTCTTTTTGTATTCTTCAGGGAGGATACAATCGGCAATAGTCTTGGGACGGTATTTTTCACACCAGAGAGATTCAGCAAAATTTGTCATAATAACTCCTGATTGTTTATTCAGTCACTATTCTACGCCATTTTCCGTTTGTCATCAAGTACATTTCGCCATCAGGACCGACGGTCATACTTGCTGTGAATTGCTTTTTTGTTCCTGGGACAAAACGTGGACCAATGTTAAATGTATTCCCATCTGGTGGTGCAATTTGACCATAATCAGAACCAAGCGTTAATTTGCCGTTGTAACCAGCGGCTTCAATTTGTTTTACTGCATCACTCTTTCCTGTAGAAGCAAAGAGTGCTGTGGCTCCAACTACACCACTTGCGGCTGCAGCAGTACCTAAACCAAGAAATTGAAAGAAATTACGTCTTTGCATATCAAAACTCCATAATAAAAGAAGATGGGGTGGGAATGGTGAATTCCTAGATGAGCAGTCTGGCAGATTGTATCTACGGCAAGAAACCGCACCCCAAGATTTTATTTAGCCACGTTTTCGTATACAGTCTGGAAGTCAGTCTGTTCAGCGACTTCTTCTTCGTAATTACGCTTGTGGTAAACCTTTGCGAGTTTGCGACTCAACTTCTTTGGTAGTTCGCATTCATCCTGCATCTTCTGAAGAATTTCCTTAATCAGATCACGCTCGGCTTCAATGCGAGTCAACGAGTTTGAGATTTCCTGGAGGCATCCCAGAACCTTTGCCTTATCTACTTTCATATTATTCTCCAAACGTCGAGTTTGCTGCTTCAATCGCAATGTAGTAAGTGATTGCTACAGTCTTATGCTTGAAACAAGCCAGACCCTTCTTGGCGATGGATACGTCATAAGAACCATCCATCAACTTGAAGTTTTCGACCTTCATGACAACCTTGAACTTGCTGCCATTGCCAGCACCAATCTCAATCTTCGACTGATCAGATGAATCATCCTTGACGTCAGTTGCGATAAAGTGCACAGTTTCACCATCGCTCTCAAAGACAAAGTTTGGTGAGCCAGAGATGCCAGCCGACTTCTTCATCCAGTCAAGATCTTCTTGCGAAAGACTGAAAGAACAATCTGCTTCACCAAGAGAGATATTCTTCTCAGGAGGAACAACGATCACCTTTGGTGAGCAATACTTGATATAGTCAGACTTCTTCTTGTTGTCTGTAGCAATGTTGATCTTGTCGTCATCAAACGAAAGTTCAGCACCCTTGTACAAAGAAACCTTTGCCAGCAACTTGTTCAGATCATACAGCGCGAATTCCTTTGGGAAAGTTTCGCTGACAGTAGCCTCAACAAAGATTGTACGCAAAGGCGAGATAGTCTTGAGAGTATTCCCAGCCTTAAACTGAAGACTCTGGTTGATACCAGAGAAATTCTTCAGTACGTTAACAGTATCATCAGACAATTTCATAATTTACATCCTCATTCGCTTCAACATGAACATTATTATAAAGGGTTTTCGCCAGAGAGTCAACTACAATTACTAGGTCCTTTAATGAACCATAGTTAGTGATTACAGTATCATAGTCGCACCCAATCCAAGCCCATTCACTGTAATGAATGTCTGGATAATATTGTGCCATCAAATTGTGACCCTTAACACGATTTGATGCCAATGCTTCGCCCCACCAAGCAGGATCGGCACCTCGACGCACTCGAATAATCTTGCCACCAAACTTTTGTATGGCTTCAATTTCATTCGGGAAACGTACATCAGCAATGACATAGTTATTCTCTGGCTTACATCGACGCAATACAGTATGAACCCAGAGGTCTTTGTGAAATACATCACGACCAGCCTCTGTGCCCATCAATTGTAGTGCAAGCCTCGGAGAAAATTCTTTGCCAAGAGTTTTCGACCACCACTCATCTGGTTGTTCGCGCCATTCTCTGGATTCTTTAGTATCGCCTTCAAGGAGTTTGCGGTCCCAGCCAAAAATGACTGAAACCGCATCCTTCACACTATTGGCAAAACTTTCTTTGATATAGCCATGCTTTTCTACCAAGAGATCAGCAACGCTACCCTTACCAGCCCCAATAAAGCCGACAAGCCCAATTATTGCCATCGTCAAAAACTCCAAAGGTTTTTACAGAGAACCCACAAAGTTGGCAACGGCTGGCATATCACCAGTGAATGCATACGTTCCGATGTGGTGCGTCTTCATCCATGGGCAGAGCCAAATCTTACCACCGATGTTTCTCCACCACTGGCAGAACATATAGTCTTCAGACAGGTAGCGATCTGATCCACCAAATTCACGCTCTTCACCATTGACCATAACCTTGCGCTTACGATCAATAACAGTGTCAAAGTATGCGTGGATGTAACGCTGACCATCGAAGTTTGCCTGACCAACATGGTCTGGACGATAACTGAACTCTGGATATGCTTCCTTGAACTTGTCAAAGACTTCGCGCTTGACCATCATGAAGCCAGTGCCAATCTCGAGAACCTCAACTGGTTCAGCAACAGAGAACTTCTCAGTCCCAGGAACTGGATTGAAGACGAAATCGCCAGCCAACTTCTCAAGTTCAGTAGTTGCAATTTCAGGATGCTTCTTAACGGCTTCCTTGATTGCGCCCCACTTAATGGACTTCTTCGGATACGGACCACCAACAACATCCTTATCAAGAGCCAAGCAAGCAACTACGTCGCGTGGGTCGAAGTGGATATCGGCGTCAATAAAGAGCAAGTGAGTGAAACCTTCCGCGCGAAGGAACTCATCAACAAGATAGTTGCGTGCTCGAGTAATCAAAGACTCATTAAAGATAAACGAGAAACGAACCTCAATACCATACTGGGAACAGATGGATTGCAGGTCAAGGCATGACTTCATATACATGCCGTGATTCATACCACCATACATTGGTGTTGCTACGAAAAGTTTAAACTTACGCAGCTGTTCAACAGAAACTTCTAATTGCATAATTATTCACTCCAAGAAAAAAACGTCTTAATATTGTCAATGATCTTAGCCTGATCGTCGATATTTTCGTTGACCATTGTCTCTATATAGTCCATGAGTGTCAGAGAACTCATGATATTAGAAATTTTGGTTTTACGAGAATTCTTAAATTTATCATCTTGATCATCCTTGCGATCAATATGACGCTGATCAAGGGTGCTATCCTTCACTGTAAGGATTAGAATCTTTAAATCGTTTGGAATCATACTAGCAAGAGAATCTAACATCTTGCCATTGAACAGACGATCACCCTCGAAGATTACATTTATTGATTCATTTTCTACATTCATTTCATACGCAAGACTACTGAAGAACTTGTCAGCATCTGGCTGAACTGCCATAGACAAACGATCAGTCCCTTGAAACACATTACCATCGTTAACATATTTACCAAGAATATACAGATTCAATTTCTTGGAATACATCGCATCCAAAAGTTTCTCTGGCTTACAAGTAACCCAATCGTCAGCCATCGATATCAACTTGAACATCAGAGTGGTCTTGCCAGTTGCTGGCTCACCACCCATCGCAATCACTCTCACCATATAGCCTCCAAGCCTTGCTTCACTGGTCGCTCATCATCAAACATCCAGTCCAGTTTGTCTATTCTACCTGAATTGATGTAAGAAGTAAACTTTTCTTTATCGATTTTATTCCTTCCAACAAGCCTCTGATCTAGAGTTTCATTTCTTGCTTGCCACAAAACATCCCAATCAATACCATTCCATCCATCTTGCTCTGCCTGCATAACTTCTTCTGATTGGCGATCAAGATAGTAACCAAGATACCGACCATGATGTGCACGGAAGATCTTCTTGAAAGAGCAAAGGCAAGTTTCCATCGTGAAGAAATCAATCTGATTCTTTAAACCAGGGAATCTTCCTCTTGTTTCTTCGAGAATGTCTTTCGCTTTACTTTCAAGGTCATCGCATTCTGCAGCAGTGAGTCTTGTATCGTACTTGTCATCTTCGCCGAGGGCAAGATGCAAGCCATTACGATGTGAGCGAGACCCAGAATAATCGTCAAGCATGAGAGAAGTAGGTATGCAGTTAATGCCAGCAGTATGAGCGAGATGCTGCATATAAAACCAAGTGGAATAGCGACCAAATTTGTGAAGAGAGTTTTTAAGATTATTCCAAAGGTTGTTGAAAGATTGTTGTTCGTTGTCGCCATAATATTTTTCTAGAACCTCACGTTGAGTTTTCTTGCCAATAAATTTTTGATAAGATTCGAACATGGCTGGCAAGTGACCTTTGTTCCACTTTGTATCTGTCTGATAACGCAGTCTTTTGTAGTTGTGACTATTCCACCAGGTGATACGAGACGCAGTGGCGAGTTCATAGTCTGGGAATTCGTTCTTTAGAACCCATGCAGTTGGCAATTGGTAGGTGTTACCATAAAGCCATGCAAGCCACAGACGTTCTTCGTCGTTGTGTTCGTATCGCTGGTGGAGATAGTTTGTCATCCATACCGCTGGATCGCAGTCACCAAATTTCAGTGCCCACGCATACCAGCGGATGAACGCTTCTCTATTATTTTGTGGTTGTCTGTGTGGTTGTCTGTAGTCCATTTAGTTTTGTAACAATCTGTTCTTTAAAAGGGTCTGCGAAGAAAATATTAATCTTGCTCTTAGAACCAAACTCCAATGTTTGGCGCAACTCAGCAATAATATCTGCTGCTTCCGTAAGGTAAGCTGATAAAGATTTAAAGTGAATGACAAGGTTTGCTTCATTTTCTCCACCAGAAACATAATTCTTTGCGGCATATCTAATAGCAGCACCAAAGCCACTATTGCTAATACCATCTAGAGACTGAAACACAACAGGGTTTTCATTAAAAAACTTTGACTGATACCACAATGTAGAAAGGCGACTTCCGCTGTAATCAATAAAATTCTTTGTTGATTGTTCTCTTGCTAACATCTCGCGATCAAGTTTTGCTAATTGATCACATTTATTATTAACATCTATGTTTTTATATAACCCACCATCTTTTGTATTAAGACCACCATACTCACCCCTAGCAATTTCCTTAAATGCATCAGAGTCGATTTTATACTTAGGGAATTTTGCATGCAACTCACGGATACCCATAATAAGAGTATCCATATCATTACCTGTTCGTTCAACTTCAACGTGGTTGGCAAGGCGACCGAAGTATTTGATTAGACGAGAATCATCATTGAAGTGCGATGAATCAATCTTAATAACTGGGTATGTATCCCAATCAGCAATATGAGCAGCATTAATACGATGGTTACCATCAACCAATAAAATTATCTTACCATCTTTAACAATAACAATTATTGGAGTTATATGTTTTCTGGCACGTGCGGTGTTGCGAAATGCTGCAACGAGATTGGTTAGTTTCTTCTGAATAAGTTTAACTGCTCTTGCTTGACTATGCTCAATAATATAAAGTGAGTGCACTGAAACTTCTTCCACAGGGTATTCTTTGGTGCCACCATTTTTGCAACAGTCAATAGATTTCTGGATATCATTCCAGAGACTTACCATGCGATCTTTTTCTTTATTTTGTTTTGCGCCTTTGTCTTTCCAAACACCAGCCTTGACCCAAGCATCAATTTTCTTTTGAAAAGCAGTTGTAGGTTTAAATGTTTTCTTTACACCTGGACCACCACCATTAGATCTATTGAAGAATTTTTTATTATTTTTAGCATCATACTTACTAAGAAAGAAATATTCTAGATTATACATTTCTTCTTTGGTGCCAGTTTTAAATGTTACAAACGTCACCTTATCATTTTTGATAGATTCCCTCAGATGTGGATTAGTAGTTGACGTTTCATAATTCGATTCTAGGATGTTACCTTCATGAACACCCATATACACTTCTAGTGTATCTTCCTCAAAAGCACCGTAAAAAGACCAAGTTTTATCCATAATATAAATCCAATATCAATTTTTCCAACCTTTATTATACCCTATTCTGCAATAAAAGTAAAGCGAAATTTGACTCAAAAATCGTCTATTTTGACCCTATTTTGGGTGTTTGCAAGGTCGTAGAGGGTCGTACAGCCACCTTTACCCTTACGGTTGACCGCTTTATTGATAGTCGTGTCGGAGAGGTCGTAGTCGCCCTCTAAGAAGGTATTTCCCCCTATTCTAAACACTGATAGGGAGCATCCGCTCTTTTGGGCTCCCCAAAACTTAAACCCAAGACGCTCGTAGAAGCCCACCGCAGACTTCTCAGAGGATACCCTGAAGTAAGTGGCACCATTCGTTCTGGCTCGTTTTAACGAATCCTCGCAGAGTAATCTGGCAGAACCTTTACCTCTATGTTTTGCAAATGTATGCAAGAGTTGAAGGTTTGCAACATGAGGTTTTGTCTTTGAAATTGTAGTAATAATTGCAGCAGTTAAATCATTACCATCATATGCGCCAATACAATAATCCCATTGGTCTTGCATATCTGCTTTCGCAACAAATGTTCTGGCAAAGTTATCAAGTGGATTCGTCTGATCTATACTTGAGATAAAATCAGCACGTGAACACTTAGATAACTTCAACATAAGTCCTTACCTTTTCGCCACGATCTTCTGGATGTTTAGTTTTCTCCCAACCAATAAACTGATTGAGATCCCAAATCATTGGAGGGAAAGTATAATTGTTATTTGAGATTAGTTCAAGAACACTTTGACCATCGTTCAGCGCAGCATCGAGGAAGTCTTGAACAAATCTAAAGCAAGATTCTAATTGAGTACGATCCATTGTTCCACGAAACAATCTAAACTCTACCGTATCGATGTGCTTTAGTGCGTACATATTAATAGCGTATCGAAATGGGCGACCCATTGAAACTCCATCTTTACCTGCAGCATGCATCTTAATGAATGAAGGAAAGTCTGTTGCTAGATTAATGATGTTATCTGCCATGTAGTCTGGAAGAGTACGACCACCATCAAACTTTAAATACATCTTTGCGCCTTTGGCACCTTTCATTTGATTGTGCTCAAAGTAACCGTATACATTCTCAATAGTATCGTGTTGATTTTCTTTAATATATTTGGTTAGACGCTTGAGCGAATCAATATCATCACGTAGATTAGGGACACGACAGTGTATATGAGTATGAGCAGTAGCCCCAATAGTAGGTGGAGTTCCGTTATCTGAAAACATTTTATGTAGTTCAAAATATCGGTCAACTTGTTCTTGCCAAGTTCTAGTTGGTTTAGTATTGATCTCACCACCGAATGGAGGATCGATGCCAAGTGGGTCAGCGCAGACATATTGATATGGCTCTCTTAAGTTAATGATATCTCGTTCACTAAACTCCCATGTTCCGAGGTTCTCTGGAATTGAAAAAGAGCGAGGAACATCACCCCACTCTATTTCCATTCCGTAAGTAAATTTATCAGTTGGATACGGTTTCAGTTTCATAATCTACCTTTTGTAAATCTTTCGATTCAGTTGGAACTACCTCAACATTCATTGTCATGTTCTCATCAAATGTAAGATATGTATTCATTGGTACTTCAACTGCTGGCATTTTAATACCTGCACGTTTAGGAATATCCGCAGTAGAGGTAATTATAACGCCATTCACTAACGAAGTCAAATATAGATGGTCAGGGACCTGTCTCCGCCGATCAATATCGCCCCATTCGATTTCTGCACCGTATGTGAATGTCTCTTTGTTATACATGCTGTAGATCCTTTGCATCAGGGACGTTGACAAAATCTTTGCGATATTTGCCTTTGCTAATAGTAGTGCAAGTGTTCATTACACATTCAATTGAATATAAAAGACCTGAACGCATGGCAATATCTGCCGTAGAGGTTATGATATTGCCACTAGGAACAACAGTACTGTATAGTGGACGCTTTCCATTGCGATAGAACTTCATCGTGCCATTACTGTGCAATTCAACTGCTGCAATGCTTGCATCTTTCCAATGTAGAAGTGGATTCTGGTCTACAGTATGAAGCAGCAACTCACTATCATTCTTGGTTGCTGTTTTGATACAATACTTTGCTTCCCAATTCTCATACAACTCTTGAGTGATGACTCCATTGTGGACAATAGAAACATCTTCTTTGTATAGTGGCTGATTGTATTCAAGATCACTAGTGCTATATCTGCAATGGCCAATTAGTTTCAAAGAACCATCGTCGCTGACCATTTCTTCAAGATCATCTAGATGTCGAAACTTGTCAGCAGCAACTGGCTCTTTGAATGTGAGAAGTTTGCCATTGAATAAAACAGTCATGCCTGTGGCATGCATTCCTCGAATCTTGGACTCGAGGAACACATTACGAATTGTTGCAAAGTCTGCTTTGCTAACCTTTTCTAAATAAACACCAATTACTGCGCACATTATACAAAAAGATCCTCTAGAGTAGAACCCTTATTATACGCTTTTGGATGGTATTTGTCAAGCATTTCGCGACCACCAACTGTTTCTAGATAGTCATACCATTCTTGAGAAGTCCACATACCTTCAGAGATACCATTCCAAAGTTTGCGCTGCATTGGATGCTCTTTATTCTTTCGGCGAGACTCAACAAAATTAAACCGATGATCTTCGTATTCCTTGCTGCCAAGTTCAAGCATCTTCTCGCGCAGATAGCAGACAAGACTAATACGCTCGGCTACATCGTCATGAGTAACAATAGGTGTGTTGCCGTGAATATACTCATGATTGTTGACAAGCAACAGATCTCCAGGGCGAATATTGATAGCAATACGAACCTCAGGAAGAATTAGATATCCACCGCTATAGTTGCCGTTGTTAGACAATACAAGAAGATTGCTGAGACCATCAGAGAAGTCACCAGCATCACGATGCGCTGCTGTGCGGAAAGTCTTGTTAACAGTCACTGTTGTGAACACAGTCCCTGGAACCAAGAATGCTGGATCAATCTTATCTGCTGCTGCACGTTGCGCAGCATGTCGTGTTGGTAATAGTTCGCTAAATCCTTTGTCTAGCGTCTGAAGAAATGGAAACCCCATTTGAAACTTGTCGTAATGATTTTGTGTATAAGCAGTAGCACGACCATAAGGAATCCGAGGATAACGATCAAACCATCCAGCAATACCTGAATTGACGACGTTAGCATACGTCGTATCGGAGATGTATGTTTCTTCAATGCCACGTGCTTCTTCCTTTCGTTCTTTAATGCTCAACTTTATTGATTTCTTCAACCACTTGTCAAAGTCGAAACCATCTTCCTTGACTTTTGCACTCAACCAAACAAGACCGCGTGATGTTTCTTCGGATGCATAACGCTCGCGCAGAATAGAAACTTCTTCAGCGACATCGACTTTGATGATACTGTTTTCTGATTGCTTCTTGAAGAAGTCAAGAACGCGCAACTGAAACTCAGTCACCCACTCGCGCCCACCACACTTGTCACCTTTTGGTCCAGCAGCAAGTCCACGATTCTGTGTTGGTGTTGCTGCTTCACGCAGACCAGCATAGGCTGCATCTTGCTGTTCTTTGCTAAAATAATTTTTGCGAAACTTGAACGCAATATTGGCTTCATCTTCACTCTGAAGATAGCAATCTGTATCTTCTTCAATGAGAGTATCGAAGTGAGACTCGTCTACAAATTGACCCAATAGATGTTCGCAATCAATCTTGGTCTTTGCAATAATAATCTTTGTCATAATTTTCTCCTTGCTCATGATATTATATATCCAACAAGGCGCAATGTCAACTTACGGATTTCCCGAAATGCAATTGAAACTGTGGGGGCTAAAAAGCCCCCACCAGAACTCAGAACGAGTTTTTAATTCTGCTAGAATTAAGCAGCCATCGAGACAGCGATTGCGTCACGATAGAGAGTCTTGCGAGCACGAGCAATATGACCGCTCTCGATATACTTCGAGAACTGTTCGCTCGGAGTGCCAAGACGATAAGCAATCGTCTTCTCACCACGGCTGGTCGTTACACGGTTAGTGTAAACAGGCAGACCGACATTGCGAGCACGATATGCGAGGTCAGCAACATTCTCAACCTTGAACATGGTACGAGCCTGCTTGGTCGTTACCGTGTTACCATCGGCAAGAAAACTGACAAACGAGTTAAGAGCATTAGACATATAATCACCTTCAACAAAATACCCCACACTTCAAAAGATGCCAAACGATTGGGGCTTCTCGTTTAACATACCATTTATTATACTACAACAAATGGCAAAAGTAAAGTCTTGTCAAGCAACGATATTGTACTGTTCGCGGAGGATCTTCTTGTATGGCTTCTCTTCTTCGATAAGACGAGCAACCAACTTCAGTTTCTCAGCAAGATCAAACTGTCGATCTTTCTCAAGAGCAATAACAATATCACGCAACTGGTTAAGGTCAATTGGCAGATCCATAATTATTCCTTGTGCCTCTCAGCAAAAGTTTGCATCCAATTCTTCACAAGATCTTTAGCCTCATTCCTGCTGACACCAAAAGCCTCAGCAACATACGGTGCAGCACCAAACATGTTAATAGCACCAGACTCACGAATACTATCAAGAAACACATTAACCTTATCTTGCAGTTCCATTAGTTTGCGCCTCCAGAAAGAAACTTGAGCAATACATCATACAGATCCATCTTGTTGTCTCCAAAGTTCCAGAACAGAATAAAGAACCAACCGATCCAACCCATACCAGTTTGGACATTTACATGCTTGTTCATATTACTTCACTACCTTCTGCGCTTCCGTATGAGCGCGAACGAATCGCTGATATATTTCAAATTTAATTTGATCATCGCTCATCATAGAACGCATTTCCCCAATTTCATTTGGGTTGAGATCAAAATGTTTGTCTCCAAGGGAAAAACGCAACCCCATGTTGATAGGATCCTGTATAATCACCATCTGTTCGATAGGCGGCAGTGATGAGGCACTGGCAGTCGGTGCAACAGGATTCGCTTCTGCGTCAACCTTCGTGTACAGATCCAAGAACGCAGTCTTGGTGTCCGTGTCGAATCGGTTCAAGCACAACTCAATTGCCTTCAGACGATTGCCAAAGATGCTGAATGCCTTGGTGATATGAACCAGACGACGAGTCGAGATGACTTCATCAACCGCACCATCCGCAAAAGACTTGCGAATGACTTCAGCCCA